TAATGTACCTAGAGCAAGATGAAGAAGCTGATACATTTTATGCAGAGGACCATGGTTTAGAAACTGGAAATACAATATCTGTAAGTTTTGCAACTGGAGAAAACGTAAAGTACAGCAACAGTACAACTTCAATTTTTAATACAGCTACCGCATCAGACTTTTCTGGAACCACAACTGTTCAGGTAGTTTCATCAAATAGGTTTAAGCTAGTCTTCCCTGGAAATACTACAAGGCTATACACTGCTCGTGGTACATATAATATGACTGGTGCAGCTACTAATAGACTTGCAAACAGCTTCTACTTCCCAAACCATGGCTGGGTAGATAATGATGAACTATTTATTGATGAATCAAGTGGAACGCTCCCTACAAGCACTACTGGTAATGCAGTATTTGATTCAAGGTTTGGTGCAGGAAATCTTTTTGCAGCTTGGAAAATTCTTAATGCATACATGGATGACTACACATCTTCGCTGTCTGGTCACAAGAATATTGTTCTAAATGGATCACAAAATTCTACACAGCCAATTACAACTGGTGTTGCTTCTGGAACAAGTCTTTTAACTAGGTTTAGCACTACAACCCTTCCACTATTAAAGAGTCACTACAGACTTGGGGTAGAGTATAGTCCAAACAATGACATGTATTTGCACAAGCAAAGTTCTACTGCTGTAAAAGATGCTGCAGATGGTACAGCTTTCTCTAACACTGGTTGGGGATATATTGGTACTGACTTTAGGCCAAGTGCTACAGTTCCACACTACAGCCTTGCATGGGGTGTTGCTATTCCGAATGTTCAAGACGTGACAGAGTTTAGAAGCTACAGCAGACTTCTTGCAACATCTCTTAATAACAGAGTTCAAAACAACGTATCCTATACTGTTGCTGGAAACTCAAACTGGAGAGCTTCATATGCTGCTAGATTTGCAACTGATGCAACGGCTTCTGGATACGTAGAGCTTAACGTTGCAATCTGGAACCTTGGATGGACAGCAGAAACAGATGCTGGTCAAACTGCAATTGCAGGAGCCAATGATGCAGATTCATACATAACTTTAACAGCTGGTCACACATCTTCAAATGCTAATAAGCCAGTATACTTTAGAACACTGTTTATGCTAGACCCAGGAGCAACCTTTACTTCAACTACTCTTGATGCATTGGTAGCAGGAATGGTTACTGATTTTGGTACTTCATTTGTTTACCCTACACTAGAAGACGACACACAGATTAGTGTTAGAGTTGTTAACAACAACAGATTTGTGTTACGTTCCCTTGATGGATTTGATTATAACTTATCAGCAACTGGAACTGCACCAGCAATTATTTCTAAACAGGGTGTAGCAAATGCTAATGATGGAACTTATACAATTGCACAGGTAGACACAGATGACACATTTATTTTGCAGCTTCCATACGTAGCACCAGCAACTCCAATTCTATTTAACTCTGCTTTAATTGAGGGTAACATTATTGAAACCTCTGTTGATCACTTCTTTGTTCCTGGAGCAATAATCACTTATGAAAATAATGGTAACACCTCAATTTCTGGCTTAACAGATGGTTCAAACTATTTTGTTATTGTTTATGACGAAAGAAATGTTGGTCTTGCAACAACTTATGATAATGCTTTAAGAAAAATTGGTATTGCTATTACTGCAGGAAGTGGTAGTCACGCACTAATCACATCTTCTGTTAGCGGTCGCATTGCTGGTCAAGGTTTGGTTACTGTTGAGGCAGGCTCTAAAGAAGTAAAGGGAAACTCAGACACACTGTTTAAGAGATACTTCAAGGTGGGCGATATCATTGGTATTAAAAATGATACATCTACCCCAAACCAAATTGAGTCTTTTGTTATTGCTGCAATTGCTGATGACCAAACCATGGAGCTAGAGGCCCTTGTTCCATTTGATTCTACAGACACCAAGTATTTTCTAGAAACAAAACTGTACGCACGTCCAGATGGATACAGTGTGCACAGGTCTTTTGATGGTGGTGTTGAGATTGCTGCTGGTACTGCACCACTTTCTCAGATTGTTCGTCAAACTCGTAAATACTTTAGGTATCAGTCAGGTAAGGGTATTCAGAATTCCCTAGCCGTCAATTTTAATCCACCAGTTCAGTTTGAAAGAGTTGAGGCTGTTAGCACCCAGACAGTAGACACTGGAACAGCTGAATATGACGTTACCGCTAGTGGTACCACAAACTATCTATTTAATGGAGTTGCTGATCCAGCAATTACTCTAAGACGTGGAAGCACTTACACCTTTAACATGGATGCTACTGGACAACCACTATTTTTCCAAACTTCTGCTGCTCCATATAACGCATCAAACGTATACACTGATGGAGTTATTAATGGTGGAGTGGCTGTGGGAACAATTACATTTACTGTTCCAGAGTCAGCACCAAATACCTTGTACTACGTATCTCAAAATGCTTCAGCTATGACTGGAACAATTACTATTACTGATGAGGTATTAGTTACCACATCAAAGGCTAGAGTTACAACCAGATACCCACACAGACTAAATTCGCAATCTAGCATAACTGTTAGTGGATCCGAAGACTCTGTATTTAATGGTGTTTTTGGTATTGCCAACCTTGTAGATGACTTTACCTTTGAATATAATTTGCCAAGTACCCCAACCTCTACAATTCCATCTGGAATTATTCAATATAACTTAAACGGTTATCAGGGTGCAGCTCTTCGTGCAGGTATGTTTGATTTCCAAAATGGATTCTTTTATGAGTTTGACGGAACAACCTTGTTTTGTGTACGCAGATCATCAACCCAACAAATTTCTGGTGATGCATCTGTAGTTAGAAACTCTAACATTGTAACTGGTGTAAATACTAACTTTACTGGACAGCTTGCTGAAAATGACATGATTGTTATTCGTGGAGGATCTTATAAAGTAACAAAGGTTGTTAACAGGACAGAAATTCACATTCAGCCACAGTATAAGGGTATTAGCACTAGCAATGTTATTATTACAAAGACTATCGACACCAAGGTTCCTCAGAGCGAGTGGTCAATTGACGCTTGTGATGGAGACGGTGTTACTGGATACAACCTTAATCTAAATAAGATTCAGATGGCATACATGGACTACTCTTGGTATGGTGCTGGTAAGATTCGTTTTGGATTTAAGGACAATGACGGTCACGTAAAGTATGTTCACGAATTCTTGCACAATAACTTGTTTGACGAAGCCTACATGCGTTCTGGAAACTTGCCAGGACGTTACGAAGTTGTAAATGGACCAACTCCATCTTATGCCCCAACACTTTTCCACTGGGGAACTTCCGTAATTATGGACGGTAGATTTGATGATGACAAGGCCTACCTATTTACAGCTGACTCAAATTCACTATCATTTACTAACGGTCAGCAGCTTACTGCAAATACAAATGCAGCATCACAGCTTACCAGCGTATTTAACAGCAGAACTAGAACCTCTGACTGGTATGTGAGAGTTCCATTTGCATCAACTGACTCTGCAAAAATTTCTGCTGGAACCAAGCTATACACTACAGACTTGCAGTTAAATGGTCAAACAGTTTCATATACCCAGTTCTCTGGAAGCACTTTCTATGCATTTATTCTTTTGCAAAATAGCGTATCTGCACCAGCAGTATATCCAGTACTAGGGTCTGGAGCAACCGTATACATTGGTGAGCCTCCAGTAGCTGCAGACACATCAGTAAACCTTGGTACTGATATCATCCCTCTAATTACAGTAAGGCTAGCTCCATCAGCTGACTCTGGAATTACTGGTAACGTTGGTGCTCGTGAAATTATTAATAGAATGCAGCTAAAGCTAAATGAAGTTGGTATGATTCTTACCCATGACTGTGAAGTAAAGCTAATCCTGAATGGTGACCTTAGCACAGTAGACTGGAGAAAGGTTAGCAGCCCATCACTTTCACAGCTAATTCGTCATGACTCTGGAGACAGAGTTCTTGGTGGTGTTGAGATCTTCTCTTTCCGTGCTGCTGGTGGTTCTGTTGATAATACTGGAAAGCGTCTATCTGGAACATCAAACTTTGACCTTGGCGACATCATCGATATGGGTAATTCAATTCTTGGTGGAGATGGAACATTCCCTAATGGCCCAGATATTTTGACTGTTGCTGTAAAGCTAGTTGACACTGCAGGTATTGGATCATCCAGCCCATTTACAGCTTCAAGCCGTATTACTTGGTCTGAGTCTCAGGCCTAATATGTTATACTTGTAGCATACATTTAGAGGAGATGTGGAATGATTAATACTGACGATTTTGTAAGCGACGAACAAAAGCTAAAGATTGTTACTGGCCGATTGGCACAATTTGCTGAAGAGGCATACCAGTATCAGCTAAACTTAAAAACAGCTGAAGCAATTGGTGTAGAAGAACAGGCAGAAAATATTAGAAAGTCTCTTGCTGCTCTAGAAAATGCAATCAAAGTTCACCAAGAAGAGCTTAAGCGTATTCAGGATAAGTAATAAGACTTTTATAGTTTTACTGTGGTAAAATTAATAGGAGTCTTATGAGCAATTTATCCAACGTTTATGTAGAGAAAGTATATTCAGAGCACCCTTTGAGTGCCTGGACGCTTGATGAAGACGTTGGTTTTATATCATTTTTATCTGAAGAAAATAGGGTAATTGAGGACGCTTCTAAGTGGTCAATTTCAAATGCATCTGTTTCTTTGGTTGACGTAAGATTATCTAATCCGCCAATACCATCTGTAAATACTACAAGAATTACTGGAACTGTTCCATCTGCAACTAGAGACATAGAACTTGTCAGTATTTTTGATTACGAGAATACTGTTTTTGACGATGCCCTCTCAAACTTTGCTTTAGGCTTTCATATAAACGTAGAGAGCGTTTACATATCTACCATTAAGTTTGGATATAGGTATTTTGATACTTCTTCTTCTACTACCCAAACTGTTGTACAGTCAAAAAACATTAGCGACTCTGATAGAAATAAGTGGGTATTTCTAGGTCATACTTTTGATTTGCCACCAACTACTGCAACTGATATCAAGTTAGTAATTCAGCTAACACAAATTACTGGTGGTGGATCTAGCGACTATATAGCTCTTCTTAATGGACTATCATTTTCTCAATGGTCTGAGCAGTATAATCAAAAAACTGTTGGTGTCTTGCCAACTCCAATGCCATCAAACATTGCACTTCCATCAAGCTTTGAGGTTGTTCCAGCCACACCATATGGAGAAAGTGAAAAGATTGGGTACTACCTAGTAAACGATACCAAACTAAGATCTATTAACTATGGTATTCCTTTAGCCTATGGATCTTCTAGCGTAACAAAACTCTTTTCAAATAAAGTTGATGATATTGATTACCCATCAATTATTTTTCCAGGGTATGGGTTTTTAAACAATATTGGTCTATATAATCAATATACTGTAGAATCATGGATTAGAATAAACACTGACGTTTACGATCCAGTTAGAATTTTTGGGCCAATAGCTAGCTCTGATGGACTATATGTTGAAAATGGATATTTAACTCTAGTAATTGGAAAGTACATTAGATCTCACTATGTTGGTGAATGGTTTAGACCAATGCTAGTACACATTAAGTTTACTAGAGATCTAGTTTCTATGATGGTTAATGGTGAAGAAGTTTTTGCAATGCCAGTTTTAGAAGGCGATCTATCTTTCCCATCTGAATTTGATGCAACTGGAAAAAGCCAGGACTGGCTAGGTTTTTACACAACAGATGAGATAGCGTCTTTAGAGATTGACTCTTTTGCCATATATCCATATCCAATCCCTAACGAAGTTGCTAAGCGTAGGTGGGTATGGGGGCAGGGTGTTCCAACCCTAGAGACTATTAATTCATCTCTAAACTCTGTAACTGCATCAAACGATTATGCTGTTGCTAATTATGGAGCAAACTACTCTTACCCCAACTTTGGCCAATGGTCTCAGGGATTCTTTAGCAATGTTAGCCCAACATCCAGAGCTTTGGCATTGCCAAGCTATGTTCTTCCAGAGTTTGTTTTAGACGACCTAAGCCTACAAAAACTTTATGATGATAACTATGCAGTAACTAATTCATCAGATCCATCTATTACCTTTAGGCCAAATGGTGATTGGGACAATAAGTTTTGTAGACTTTCTTTTGACCAATTTGGTTTGCTGGTTGACCCTATTCAATCATTTTATGGAATTTTCTCAAGTAACGGAGAAGCTGTAAATGAAACTTTGTTTAGAATTGAAAACCTTTTTACTGGTGACTTTTTTGAAATTTCTGTAAACGAATTGCTAGTTTCTTACAAGACTAGAATAGACGGAGCCAACACAACTATTAGAACATTTTCAATATTAGAAAATCAAAAGTTTATTGTTGGAGCAGACGTAACAAAATTGGCATTGCTGTCAATTGATGGAATTAACAGGTTTTTTGTAAATCAGGGATCCTTGTCTTTGCAGGTTGGAGGAAGTCTTAACGATACTTTTACTGGTAATATTTACAGAGTAGGATTTAACAGTCAGTTTAACAATAGAACAATTGCTCAATATTTTGACTCATCTGGAATTCTTGTATCTACTCCAAGTGCCATAACAAACATGTTGCCACATGTTGCTAACTATACCCTAAAGCCATACGTTAAGTTTAATACTTTTTATGCAGATATTGCTGCTGTGGGGTATTGGGAAGATTATCAGCCACTATCTTATTTTGGTAAATATGTTACTGACTTTGAAAATAACAGCATTTATGATTTAGACTACTTGCAGTTTAATATGGATTATCCAGAAACAATTACGCTACAGTCGTCTGGAACTGGCGGAACTTGGAATTATAACGATTTAAGAGTTGCATACTCCATTCCACTTAGACTAACATACGCAGATTTAGGAAATAATATATTTACTGGCTGGAATGACTATGAAGATATGTCTTTGGTAGAACAGTCTGAATTTGCTTATGACACAACCAGAAACAAGATTAAGGCATACCTTTCTTTCCAAGAAATAGTTGATGGAGCTAACAAAACAATCCTAGACTATACAACTATTGAGCCTATCAAATCTAACGGTGTTATTGATCCAAACACCCTGGTAACAAATTGGGAAAACACGATGTACGAAGCTTTGGACAATACTGTTGTATATCCACCACTTACTGATGCAAACGATAGACCAGTCAACTTTAACTCTTTAGCCTTGGTTTCTCACATCAGGATGGAGACTGATGGGCTACTAAGGCAGCCAATTAGATTTAGAGACCTTCAGCTTTCTTCTAATACGTTAAACAAAAATGGATTTACTCCAATTGGAACTAAGTTTGGTATACCAGTATTTCCTTATAACAGAGAAGGGCTATACTTTAACTTTGCTGGAAAAAACCCAGTAACTATCTATAAAGAGAGTACTCCATATCTATACACAACTAATAATAGCGGATGGAGACTTCGTGGAGACTTTAGTGCTAGGCTAGACAGAGGAATTTCTTTGGCATTAAACCTAGAAAGATCTGCTGACTTTGAAATTAGTGCATTCCAGATGTGGTTTAAGTATTCCGAAAGAGCTTTTCCAACTGAAGGTATAGTTATTGCTTCTGTAGACTTTAGAGGTGGTATCTATGACTTCTACCTAAAGGACGATGGCAGTGGTGGAAGAGCTTACATATATGCAAAAAATAGAGAAACAAATGCAACACTAACAAATCTAAGATACTTTATGAATGGCCAGGCAGTTACAACTCCGTTTATTCTAAAGAACTCTTGGGCAATTTTTGCAGTGTCATTTAATACTCCTTTGTCATACGCTGGATATACTGGAAGACTAAATGTTTCTGGGCCATTGACATATAACAATATTGCTTATTTCTTGTCTAGCAGCCTTGAAAGAAGCCAGAGCACTACAAACCGTGCATGGGCACGTGTTAAAGTATCGCCTCAAAACGAAGAGCTTGACTGGTCACACTGGATTGATGATTATCCACAAGACAATTCTTGGAATAACCTTAAAGTACTTAGCTCAACAAATGCTTTTGCCGTTAATCCAAAGACTGTTTATGACCTATACCTTGGAATCAATAGGTCTGTTATTGATGATAATATTGATGGTCTTGAGGTTGATTATGATCGTTCTAGAATTTACAGTAATTTAATTTGGTCAAACTTGACCAAGTCTGCAGTATAATCTGGTATACTGGTGGTTATGGAAAACGATATTTTATCAAAAGTTGGCAATGTCCGTAGACAAATCATTGAAGATAACTACGGATGGGGCCTTTATGTATACAAAAAGGCAGACGGAAAGTATTTTACTGATGGTGAGGGCAACGTCCTTAACATTCCTTCGCTTAGAAATGATCTTAGCAAAATTAGTGAGCTGATGCAGGCAGCTAAATACTATGGAGATCCAGGAGATGGTGAGGCCAAGTTTGTTCCAGGTCTAACTAGAGTGTCTGAAGATGAACACTCAGAACAAGTAGACAGAATGAAGCAGGGTCTAATTCCATCAATGAATGACTTAGGTGCTTGGGCAGATGCTCAGGCAACAGTAGACAAGTATGGCCAGGGAGCGTTAGAAGAATAATGAGCGATATGGAAATGGAGTATCTACAGGCTAGCCTTAATACTCAAGATGAGCCAATAAATCTCTTTAAGGGGCAAGACCCATTTGTAAAAAGCTGGGATGATCTAAAAGACTATAGTGGTCTTGATATAAACTTTAAACGAAGAACTGCAAGGAATATCAGCAAAGCTACTGTATCTGATGCATACCTAACTTCTGCTAATGCAGTGCCTTCTGGCAATGAAGCAAATTCTAAGCAGATTAATCCAGGAGTTGTTTATCGTAATGGATATGGTTTGTTTGATGTAATTACTCCGCCATACAACTTGTACGAACTAGCAAACTTTTACGACACCTCTTTTGCTAATCACGCAGCTATTGATGCTAAGGTTGAAAACGTTGTTGGTCTTGGATACCACTTTGAGATAGCTGATAGAACAGCTGTAAGTCTTGAAATGAAAGACGACGAAGATGCAGTAAAGCGAGCTAGAAACAGAATTGAAAGATTAAAGCTGGCACTCCGTGATTGGCTAGAAGAGCTTAACGATGAAGATAGCTTTCAGAAAACAATGGAAAAGGTTGTAACAGATCTTCAGGCAACTGGTAATGCTTATATTGAAGTTGGTCGCAAGGTGACTGGTGAAATTGGTTACATGGGCCACATTCCAGCAACTACAATTCGTGTTCGAAGACTTCGTGATGGATACGTTCAAATTATTGGAAACCAGGTTGTATACTTTAGAAATTTTGGGGCAAAGAATGCAAACCCAGTAACCAACGACACAAGACCAAATGAGATTATTCATATTAAGGAATACTCTCCACTAAACACATTTTATGGTGTGCCAGATATTGTTTCTGCAATGAGCTCTCTTGTTGGAGATCAATTAGCAGCTCAGTATAACATTGACTATTTTAACAATAAGGCTGTGCCACGTTATATTGTAACTCTTAAGGGAGCAAAACTTTCTGGAGACGCAGAAGATAAGCTTTTCAGATTCTTGCAAACTGGCCTAAAGTCCCAGTCCCACAGAACCCTATACATTCCACTTCCTGGAGACAGTGATGGAAGCAAGGTAGAGTTTGACATGAAGCCAATCGAGAATGGAATTCAAGAAGCATCGTTTAAAGAATACCGCAAAGCAAACCGTGACGATATCCTTATTGCACACCAAGTCCCAATCTCAAAGCTTGGAGGAGGAGACTCTTCTGCTATCGCAGCTGCTCTTTCTCAGGATCGTACTTTTAAAGAACAGGTTGCACGACCAATGCAGGAATATCTGGAAAAGATTCTCAATAAGATTATACGTGAAAAGACTGATATACTAGAGTTGCGATTTAATGAGCTAACACTAACTGATGAGATTACCCAATCTCAAATTCTTGAGCGTTATGTACGTAACAAGATTATGGTTCCTAATGAAGCTCGTGAATTGCTTGACTTACCACAAAGGGCTGACGGCGATGAGCCAATGGAGCTTAGCCCAAGACAGGCAGCAGATACAAGGGCAAATACACAACAGAATAGAGAACGAGATAGAGGCAGGGCAAACGAACAATCAGACGGAGAGGCCACAACAAGTGGTAGAAATGCTCAAGGCGAGGGAAGATCGTCAGAGTAATAAAAACGTTATAAAGTTGTAAAATGTTTGCTATAATTATAAGGATATGAACATTAATAAAGCACATTGGGTTACTGACGGCGACAACGTCCGTCTGTCAATGCCAATCGGAAAAGTAGATAAGGAACGGAGAACCGTTTCTGGATTTGCCACACTTGACAACGTAGACAAGCAGGGCGACATTGTTTCTACTGACGCTAGCCTGGTTGCATTCAAGAATTTTCGTGGTAACCTAAGAGAGATGCACCAGCCATCTGCTGTTGGAAAAGTAGTGTCTTTTAAAGAAGATAAATACTTTGACCCTACTGCAAAAAAGTTTTACTCTGGCGTATACGTCTCTGCTTATGTTTCTAAGGGTGCACAGGATGCTTGGGAAAAAGTTGTAGATGGAACCTACTCTGGTTTTTCTATTGGCGGAAGCATTAAAAAGTATGACGATGATTACAATGAAGAAATGGATAAGTCTATTCGTGTAATCAAAGAATATGATCTCGTAGAGCTTTCTCTTGTTGACAACCCAGCCAACCAGTTTGCTAACATTGTTTCAATTGAAAAAGTTAACGGACAAACTCAGCTAGATGGTTACACATCAAAGATGGAGCTTGAGAATGTTTTCTGGGATTCAGAAAACGACATAGTTTTGCTATCAGATCAGGACACAGCATTGAGTCCAACTTCTGGTAAGCCAATGCAGAATATTGGTTTTGTCGAAAAAGACGACCAAGACACTGCAGACACAATAAAGTTCTTAGTAGATAGTGCTAAAGGCATTAATACTTCTAAGATGGAAAAGGAGGAAGATCCTATGGCAGAAGAAGCAAATGTATCAGAGGTTGCGGAAGTAACTGAAGATGTTGTTGAAGATGTACAGGTCGCTCCAGAGGCACCGTCAGAAGATAAGCCAGCTGATGTTACAGAAGAAGCTACAGAGGAAGCTGTTGAAAATACAGAAGAAGTTGTAGAAGAAGTTGTAGCAGAAGAAGTTTCTGAAAGTGCAGCTCCTGAGTCTGTTGAAGACAATGGAGTAGAGGTTGTTGATGAGGCTGCGAAAGCAAATCAGATTCTTGTTGAGTCTGTGGCCGAAATCAAGGACTCTCTTAATAATGCCTTTGGCGATCTAACTGCAACAGTAAAGGCACTTAGTGCTGAACTTGCAGAACTAAAGAAGTCTCTTGGAGTAGTTTCAAACGACATTGAAACTGTAAAGGGAAACTTTGATGAATTTGGAAAGCGTGTTGATCAGGTTGAGGCTGATACTGCATTCCGTAAGTCTGGCGATCTTGGCGAGATCGTACAGGAGCTTTCAGAAATGAAGGTTCAGAAATCCCTTTGGGGAGGTCGTTTCCTCACAAATAACGACTTATTTAAGTAAAATATCACTAGGAGGTGAAATATATGTCGGAAAAAGAAACATTAATTGAAAAATCTGCAGAATCAGGTGTCGCCGTATCAGGTGCAATCGGTAGTGCAGTAGCAACAGGACCAGGTGGAAACCTAAGCCCAGCAGCCTCTCTTGGAAACATTAGCGGTGCTAACTTCGGTGTTACAACTGGTGCTAACGCAGTAAATCCAACAGGAACTCCTGGTGGTATTCTTGCTCCTGAGCAGGCTCAGCGATTCATTGACTATGTATGGGACGGTACAGTTCTAGCAAAGGATGGACGTCGTGTCACAATGCGAGCAAACACCATGGAACTTGAAAAGGTTAACGTTGGTGAGCGTGTTATCCGTGCTGCAGCTCAGGCTGATGGTGCGTATACAAACGCTGGTGCTACCTTTACAAAGGTGGAACTAACTACCAAGAAAATCCGTCTAGACTGGGAAGTATCAACAGAAGGTCTAGAAGACAATATTGAAGGTGCTGCTCTTGAGGATCACCTAGTTCGTCTGATGACAAACGCTTTTGCGAATGACATCGAAGACCTAGCCATTAACGGTGACGGTTCAACTGGTAACTTCCTTTCTATCATGGAAGGTTTCGTTCACAAGGCAAAGACAACTGGAGATGCTCACGAGTCACTGGTAACAGTAGCTGACAATGCATGGACCACTGACGTAATGCAGGATATTATCCTTGCATTGCCACGTAAGTACCGTGCACTAAAGAACAACCTAAAGTTCTACGCAGGTACTGATGCATTCCAGGGAATCGTAAAGAACAATGGTACTCTTGCTGACGCTATTGCTGAGGCATTTAGCGACAAGGGTCCAGGAACTGAGCGTA